TCACATCACCGGATTATCGTCAAATTCCATCGTTCGCATATCGTTCACCGTATGCATAATCACACCGAAAATCCCGTCATCATCTTCTGTGTTTATCTGGTCCTTACGACCATCACCGCCCAGGCTTTCCAGGTGCTTATATGGATGAGTCCTGAAGCGCCGAATATGGAACTCCCCCGCGAGCTTGCAGACGACTACCGAGCCGTCGCAAGGTGTTGCGGCCCGGTCAACAATCAACAATGCCCCCTGCTGTATGCCTGCCCGCCAGTAAGTGTTCGCAGAACGCATGAAATAAGTTGAGCTTGGGCGAGAGATGAGCAGTTTATCGAGTGACAAACGCTCTTCGATGTAATCAGTAGCTGGTGACGGGAATCCCATTTTCAGAGCCCTCCATTAGGATTAAAGAGTTGAAATGTCCGGGCCTCGCCCTCCTGGTCTGAGACGTCACGAAACGTCGTCACATACGTTTCGATCCAGGTATTGGCCTGTCTAAGCGACCAGTGCCAGTTCACTTTCTCCAGCTCGTTCACGAATGCCTGGGTGGTTACGGTTCTTTTCCCACTCGGCTCAATTTTGATAGCGGCTCGAAACGCCCCTTCGATTTCATATAGACGTGGCATGTGATCCTCCCACAAACACTGTATGTATAAACAGTAATTTCATGTATGGAGAAGATCAAGGCTTGACTTTATCAAAACATACTAACTCTATGTTTAAACGTATTATTTTGTTTGATTGTTCCCCCAAGCTTGTTCATGTAATATTACACTCATAGGAACTGGCGGAAACGCTGGTGAAAAGCGAGAATTTGACGCAAGTATTTAAGGAATTCCAAATGATATATGACTGCTTCTTGTATTACGATGAAGATATGCTTCTTGATATTAGACTGAATACATTAGCGGACGTAGTGGACCGCTTCGTTATCGTTGAGTCAACGCATACTTTTACTGGTAAGAAGAGGCAACTTAATTTTGACATAAATAAATTTGATACATTCAAAGATAAGATTATTTATGTTGTTCATGATCAAGAACCAATCATGAAAGTATCCGAGGATTTCAATCAAGATCGAGAAATAGACCCCTGGCAACCAGAGGTGTTTGTTGTTGATGCCTGGGCAAATGAGGCAGCACAGAGAAACGCTATAATGCAAGGTCTTAAATATGCCACAGATGATGATTTAATTTTAATTTCTGATGTTGATGAAATTTTCTCGCCGGAAGTCGTCAAGTCTTTAAATCCAAGTAAATTATGTACAACTATTTATCAGAATTTTTATAACTATCAGTTTAATATGCAAGTTTTCAATACTGATGGTACGCCTCGGAAATGCAAGTTACCCCGAGCAACAAAATACAGACATCTTGTTGATTTCTTCGGCGGAGAACCAGAATCATTTAGAAATCTCAAACGCACAAGAAGCGTTAAAAATTGGTCATGGCTTAAATGGAATTGGTTTAAACTTAACAATAAAATTATTGATGATGGCGGTTGGCATTTTTCTTGGGTAATGACTCCAAAAAGAATATCAGAGAAAATGTCAACTATCTCGCACACCGAGCATGACACTCCAGAATTCAATAACCATGAACACATCATGAAAGTAATTAAGAACGCGGAAGATATCTGGGGGCGAGATAGAAAGTTGGTGAAACAAGAATTACGTAAACCTACCTTCCCAGGTTATTTAGTTGATAATCAAGAGAAGTTCAAGGAATTTATTGTTTAGTTGAAACTGGTTTTACAGGCCAGTCTATATCGGGTGCTTTTGTAACATCAACTCTGTTGAGTTGCACCCGATATTTCTTCCATTCCAAAAGTAATTCTCTCTCTTCATTAGACGCAATACCTAAATCAACTGCATCCTGAAGTGGCGCAATTGCTTTGTCAGCATCAGTCATTAAGTCAGCACGCTTTTGTCTCGCCGCATCTTCATCACTAGGGCGAATATCAATAAAAGCGCCATCTGAAAACTTAAAATTCCCCAGCACATTGGCTGGTACGTTTGCAGGGTCAACTTCATATACATTGCGCCCTTCCTGCATTCCCATAAATGAAACATCAGTTTCGTAAGCTATGACAATCCCTGCATCATCCAGCGAGATAGCGCCTTTCCAGTACCGGAGAGTTTCGTACCAGTCCCGCCCGTGAATGTCTTGAAAATACATGCCTGTTCTCATTACCCCATTTATTTCAACATGTTCATATCTATATACAATCGGGTTGATGAAATTATCCATATTTAGTCACCTACATTTATCCAGGCGTTAGCCTGTATATTGAAATATTGCATTTGGCGGTAATAAACGCCCAACTTTCGTCCGTCGCTTCGGCCTTCCATCGTAATACCTGTAACTACGCACCCGGCTGGCGATTCCCAGTTGCCGAAAAATGCGTCTGTAGGGTTCTGAAGTTGCTGTCCGCCGCGCCTGATACCGTTGACCATGCCAAAATTAGCGATAACCCACGACTGCTTGGCATATGGGCTTAAATCCTGCTGTGGCGGTGGGTTGTTGCTCGAATAAACTCTGACCGCACCGCCAGACTCAAATAAGCCAGAACCCGCAACAATATTTCCACCGCTACCAATTTGTCCGGCTGCGTAAAGAGCACCTCCGCTATTTATTTTCGCAGGGGTATTAAATGTGCCGTTTGCATCAAAGCTAAATATAGCTCCAGCGCCAGAATCTCCGATGATATGGATAACGGCTGAGCCAAAATCGCCATTACCGGATCGCAGTATTCCAAAGCTAACGGAAGAACCCCAACCGAGCTCTTTCGTTACAGATGTTCCTTTCACTATCGGCAGGTATACAGAGTTACCTTTAGCGGTAGAGTAACCGCCAACAAAAAATGGTGCGGAACCATCAGCATATTGATGTGAAAATGCCCCTCCTCCCTGCCAGTATTCCGGCCTGGTGGCGTAAAACCTTGCGCCATCGAGATAATCAACGCTTCCACCGTAGTTTGTGATAACGTTCGTCCAGCTTCCCCAATAGCCGTTATCTGCATTCAAAGTGCGGAATTTCAGCCGCTTACCGCCGTCGCTATAGGACGCAGCATACTGCACACGATAGCCATCGCCACCAAGGCCGCCCACATCAAGAATCGTCGCCTCATAACCCGGTGAATATGCTGCATCGGCATAACAGAAGCTCACAGAGTTAGCCGGGAGGGCGCTTGCATCGGCGATTGCCGTACCCGCTCTGGCGGCTACCGTTCGCAACGCCAACGCACCGCCATTTACCAGCACCCTTCCCGGCGTAACATCATCGCGGGAAGTCTGGACATCCCTGAAAGCTGCAGTTCCTAACCCGGCGTAAATTGCTCCGGGGTTTGCAACATTGAAAAATGTCTTTGTGTTATCCAGCAGGCAAACCAGTGCTACGTCTTTCAGGATATCGTTCGCCACCAGCTCAGCTTTATTGCCTTTGTAGAGTTTAAACGTACCGAGAACGCGGCCCCCCATAGTGAGTTGTAGTGTGGCTGCCCCTGTATTGTTCTGCGTTGGATAAACAACAATTGGCGTTTTGAGAACCCAATCAGCGGAACCGTTCAGAAAGAAGGTCGTTGGTAAATTTAGGGTCAAATCGTTGGCAGTACCGCCAGCGGTACCCGATGTGTAAAAACCACTTTGAACATGAGCAATCTGGGTAAAAGCATTTTCCGACCCGCGAGTGGCAAAGTTTGCAACCACATCCTTAAGCGACCAACCTTTCGCAGCGGTCCCTTCCTGACCACGAACGACCGTTAGCGTATCGCCACTTACCGATAGAAGATGGCAAACTTCAAATGCTGTTTCCCCACTATCAGTGAGAGTGATCTTCGCGTAATTTTTTAATTCTGTGGAATTGTTACTGAAATCAGATGTAAGCAGAGCCGCGAATAAAGGACCGTCTCCCGGAAAGACAGGGATAGATGTTTGGCCTGACGTAATATCTGATGCCAGGGAAGAGACAACATTATTTCCAAAACCCAGTATCATTTTTTCACCATTTTCAGTGACGGAGATTAATTAGAAAAGTCGACTATGTAGGTGTAAGAAAAAGGGAGCTTTACAATCCCTTGCTCTATCGCATCTTTTAGAAATTGCCCCACACTATCGTTTGAATTAGGTAGCAAGATAGTGAAAACACCGTTGTTAGGCACTACCGAAATATCAAACGTATCGGTTACTGGTGGATCGATACCATTGGGGCCGCGTAAGAAACGCGCTATACGCCGCTTGAGCCAGTCAATATTGAATTGCACACCATCGGCTTTGTAAAAATTCCATGTGAGAATGCGCCTGAAATAATCGTCAACGATGTATGTTGTAGAGCCTGGGACAAAATTCTTTAGTCCGGCATAGGGTATCGTATTGTAATCGATGGTGTTGTAGGCACCTTTCGCTATAGCATCCTGCGAAACCTGAAGAAGTGGCCTGGTTTCCCCATAAATTCCCTCAACAACCCAATCAAGCAATTTTCCAGAGAGTGCCGGTGACGGCCAGTAAGGGATGCTGAGTGAGTTAATCTCTTCCAGGTATTCCTGAGCCATTTCGTTAAAGGCATCAAAGAATGCCACAACGTTCGGATCGTCCCTATATTGCACAAACGGGTATGACGGAATGATTTTACTTACTGGTGTTTCCATATTTTTCAACCTGAATCTGCCCCGCAGTCGTCGAAAAGTAGCCGTATGTGTCTCCATATACCAGCTTCGAGTTATCAGCTGGCGGAACGATAGTTCCATTAATACCGATCTGAATATCAACCATTGAAACCAGAGAAGGAGGAATAAGTCCCTGTACTGAACTGAGGAATATTTCCTGTATCTGAAGCATGTTGATTGGCTGACCTGTTGCAATGGCGTTAATATAATCGGCTACCGGCTGCTGCACGGCGTTTGAAACCCCTGCGGGGTCGATATAGTTCGTTGATGCAGTATTCCAGGTGATGAACACTGCTGCAGTTTGTGAGGTTGGTACAACGAATGGCACCTGGTACGAGTCCGGGTAAACGTCGATCTGAATCGTTTTCTTTTCAACTTCTGCGCCGGAAGGGTTACTCACATCATTAGTAAGCGTAGAAATGTCAGGTATGGATTTATAAATTGCATAGGCAACCTCATACGGATCTCCACCTCCTACTATAACAACCCATTTCCCCGGTGTGGGTTGGCGTAAGGAAATGAGATTTTCCTGAACCCCATCCACTTCCTGCAGCATAGTGCGTAAGAAATCAGGAACCCCCTGCACCGCTTTCATCCCTGACTGCATTACCTGTGCCCGATAGGATGCCCAGGATTGTTCAGTAAGCCCTGGCAACCCAGCGGTGAGGTTCGTGCAGGTGACATCATAATTTTTGGGCACCGAGGTGATGATCTGGGTAACAGTTCCCTCAGGAACTGCCCAGGTACCGGGAGACGTCGCAAGGCTATACACTGGCTCTGTTTGGCCACTGGAAGGGATCACCGTATCGCGGACCACTGCGTACTGATTATTCCCATCGCCGACCGTAAACCCTTTCGGTAACGGAAATCCTGGCGGCCCGGAGAAAGTAACGTATACCGAGGTGTTTGTTCCCTCTCCTTGCGGCACACCGTAGATATCACCCAATTGCTTAAGCAGGGGAATATTCGCGCCATATGGTGAAACTGAGTTGATGAGATCGACGCGAGCCTGATCAATCAGCGCTATTGCTCCGGTAGCCGTGCCGGCCAGATCAGTTATCAAACCCGGTGGCAAATTGGCGGTATAGCCAGGTACTTTTTGAGCCACTCTGCTGATCAGATTCGAAAGCAACGTTTTCGGCGGCGTAGGCTGTGCGCCTGCTTCGGTCATGATTATGGGTAGATCTGACATTTTGACTCCATAAAAAAACCCGCCGAAGCGGGTTGGTCATGTGAATTTTTAGACGGCAACATTTTCCTGGTAACTGACGCCATTTCTGAAAATGACATCGATGGTGTATGTGGGGCTGGCAGCCCTGTCTACCTTAGTTATTGTCAGTGATGCAAAATACCCAGCAAACTGTTGTTGGGTCATGTTGACGTAATAGTCCGGATAAACCTGTTGAACAATCGACTGCTGCGCCGGGATGCCATACTGCGCGTAAAAGGGCGACTCCCCCAGACCAAGCTTAAGTGTCTGGATCAGTGTCGTGAGCCAGACGTATGAAGAATCGCCATTTTCGTCTGTTTCCACTGCTACCCACGTTTTGTTACCGTTCGCGTCAGTGACGCGTCCCCATGTTCTCATCGTCATCCCGCCTTTGGTTTCTCCGATTGAACAGTGCTGCCACCGCTTTGAACGTTTTTAACGTCGTGGGGGTGATTCATCAGGCTGATGTCACCGGCCACAACATCGTTCGTCACGTTCATCGGTCCGATAAACGTCGCAGTAGTTTCACCCATTTCACCCGCATCCTGGACAATCGGCCCATTCAGATGCAGCACGCCCTTCAGGTATATGTCCTTCCCTTCGAGATAAATGGCGTCGGCTTTTTCTGTGATTTTCCCCGGCTCCACGGTGATGCTGCTGGCGCCGTCCGCCGTTTTAAGGATCGCCCCGTCAGGTCCATAAAGAATGATTTTGTTCGGGTCTTCTTTCGTCCATCCTGCATTCGAAAGCGGGACGAAAAATAGCGGCACCAGAGAGAGGGTCAATGACCTGCTTGCGATGCCGGTACCAAGACCAGAGATCCCCCTGAGAGAAACATCAGCGGCGACTGTTACGCCTTTATCGCCCACCTGGATCGGGTACCGGATATATTCGAACGTCGCAATCGGGATCGTAACCTGAGGGTATTGCATCCCATCAGGCAACATGTCGAATTGCACAGTGACGATTTGCCCGGTGACAGCCACTACGTGACAGGGTAAAGATCGCCCTTCTATCGCGGCGCGGTCTTCAGTTGCAGTATGGATGGTATTTTTAAGGGCTTTTAGGAATGGAAATTTCTGTCCGTTGCTCATGTTGTGTTTTTCGCCAGCGCGACGGCCTCGTAAATAGTTACCCAGGAATTGTCGTTATCAGGATTAAGGAAATCACCAACGTGTCTGACCGAAGTGATCAAGAAGTTCCCGGAAAAATTCACCTGCTCTCGAAGCGATGAATACGAACGTTCGTTATTAACTGCAAGCAGCGCTCCCGGCCCGGAAATGATGTTTTCGGGTAATTTAACGGTATCGCCACAGCGCAAATCCGCACGCATTGGGCATTTGAAAGAAACGCTGACCGGGCCAATCCATGTAGGTTGCCCTGCCAGTTCCGACGGGAGTATTTGGATCCCGCCTCCCGCAGCCTGGGTGTTATCGAACACACGGATGGTCTTGTTCTGCATGACCATCTGTACCCCGGTGTAATCATCCCTGTTTAATATCGAAAAAGACTGACTGCGCAACGTCGCTGCGAGTTGTGTTAACCGGGTATATACACCCACCCCGTCTTCAGCCAGAACGAGTTGGTCGCTGATCGAAATATCCAAGGTGAATCCCGGATAAGCCGCCGTAAGAGCACGAGTAAGAACATCTTTCAAATTCTCACCTTTCTTACCGTCAAGGGTAATGCTGGCTGCCTGCCCCTTGTCATTAAGAAGCGGGCTGGGGTTGACGATAAAATTTAGCGACTGGTGCGTACCGAGCCAGTTAGCGTACGGGTTATAAATCTGCCCGCTGAGAATCAGCCCAGCCTGGCCGGGGTTAGCAAGCGGTAGACCCACGGTAAACCCTGCAGTCAAATCAATCTGACATCCGGCGAGCTGGGTGCTCTCGCGCAGCATAGTGACGGGTACGCCGTAAATAGCGATGTTGGTGCCGCTGCTCACCACATCGTAACCCGTTATCAGCGCATCAAATTCGATATGCAATGCAGAGCCCGGCGTAAGCGAGCTGTCAAAAGGGCCAATTGGATTGCCAGCCCCATCGAGTGGCGTATTCCCATCTTTGTCAGTAATTTCCAGTTTGTAGTATTTCATCAGGTCGCCTCAAACTGGTTTGAACTTACCCTGTAGACGAGTGACCCTGGCGCATAAGGCAACGCCAAATTGATATCAAAGTCGTCAGGGGAGCCAATAAGCGGCACGTATGAAACAACGCTCCCCTGGCCGTCGGTGAGCCTGAGGTAATAGCGTTGGGAATAGATATTAAACGGTACAGTCGCGAACAGCTTCGCACCGCCGACGGTCGCCTGGAAGGTAAATGGCGTTTTCCCGTCCGGGGTAAAGGCAATCGTGGTTGTCATAAAGTGGCCTATAATTTCGGAACGGCTGGTATCAGGTCGCCATTACTCCACCAGGATTGTGTATCTGCCGGGATAGTGGTCGGCATACCAGAGTCGAATTTACTCATCAACCCGCCGAGCGCAGCGTCTACCTGAGAAATTGAAAGCAACGGTTGTTCAAATTCCAGCTGCCAGGTGTGCTGGACCTGCTTGTTCTGCTCAGAAAAACCCGATACGTCGATCATCGCCCTCAGCAGACACCCGGTGTAAATGTATGAGGGAGTCATCACCACATAATAGCCACCGCTCTGATTGTGCTTATCAAGCGCCAGCTTTAGCGCAGCGAAGGTAATGCCTTTCGTGGCGTACCCGCCATTTTTTGTAGAAGCCGGCCGCATCATTTGCATGATCACCCGGTTAGGTCGGTTTACTACCGAGTTTGCCGCCGTGACCATGTTGTAAAAATTAAGGGTGCCGATATCCTGTTGAACGAGCGTCGTCCCGGCCATCGGCGTGAATGCTGTCGATTGATCGGCGATCTCCCCGTGCAGCAGCCCGTCAACAATGCTGACCCCCTCAGTTAATACCGCGATGGGCATCGTACCGCCCGGAATAGAAGCGGCGATGCCATCAACGAGTAATATCGGGGAGATCTCAAAGGCCAGCCTGAACGCCTGACCAAAATAGTTCAAAGCCATTGATTACCTCGGTGTAACGTAGATCCCCTTCACCTGCGCGGAAATGTCAGAACCCGGTACCTGAGCGATCTGCAGATTAATCGTCGCCCTGTCATTTTTCCCGCCCTGGGCCAGCGTGCTGCTGGCTGTTTCAAGCTGTTGCCTGATGCCGGGATGCTGCTGCAGTCCTCCCTGTACTTGCGGCAGGATTTTCAGCAGATAATCCACGGTTTCTTTTTTCAGGCTCAGGTTGCCGTCAGCAGTTACAGCAGCGTTACCGCCGTTGTACTGAGCAAGTGATTTGGCAATATCTCCGCCGTATCGTTTAAGGTTGTCCTGGAAATACTGCGCAGCTGCAGCGGCTGATTTCTCAGGGTCATAGCGTTCCTGAGCGCTCAACCCATAACGATTGCCAGTGTCTGCTGTGAACTGAAAAAGACCCGCGGCGCCAGAGGAAGAATTTAAGGCTTTAGGGTTCCATGATGATTCGGTACCGGCCACTGCTGGCAATAGACCACCCGGCAACCCTGCGTTTTCATTTGTGTTTGTAACGCTCTTTATCAGGTCTTCCTGGTAACCACTCCAGCCACCTGAACGCCAACGTTGTTCTATCGAGTCGACAGTAACGTTGCCCCCGGTCAGTAGTCCCAGAGTCGTGTTACCCACCGCTTTAAGGAATCCCAGCGCACCGCCATTTTCCTCGGCCGCCTGCTGCGCTGTCTGGCCTTTTCTGGCAAGTTCTTCCTTCGTTCGGGTAACGTCAAAGCTGCTCTGATTACGAGCCTCATCGACAGATGTGGGTGCCTTAATCCCATAGCCAGCAAGCCAGTCGATAGCAGCACCAATAGCCTGGGCGATTCGCTTAACCGCCTTAGAAAAACTGTCGAGGTCTCGCTGAAAATCGTCGCTGCCCAGCCAGTTCCCCAGCTTCTGTAAGCCGTTAGCCAGTGTGTCGAAAAGTGCCTGGCCGTTACGTCCGTTCAGGAATTTTTCAATACTGGCAGTGAGGTTGTCAGATATTCGTCCGATTGGACCGTTGAGCCTCGCAAGCGTCTTCAGGAACGTATTGCCTATCCGGTCTGCGTTCATCGCAAACCGGGATGAAAGCTCCTGATAACTCTGCTGCGTGCCGCTGCCTAAGTCGCGGTCGAGCCGCCGAGACTGAGCGGCATACTGCTGGCTTAGCTGCGGCAAGCGGTCGCTGTTCGCCAGCACCTGGTTTGCGGTCGCAACGTCGATTACCCCATCCAGCCCATACCCCTTCAGTACGGCCTGGGAAACCCCGGTGCCTTTGTACTGTTCGAGTAATTTTGATACGCCTTCCAGCAATTTCGGCAGGTTTGCCGCGGCGCCATTCTGCGGGTTAATGCCCAGGCTTAGCAGTCCGGCGTATTGAGGATTAGTCGGATCATTTTGCGCGGCCGCCAGCGCCTGCATAATATTGCTGGTGCCAGAAATGCGTGAGCCATAAACGTTATTGGCCGCCTGCATCTCCCCTGTACTCACTCCAAGCCCCTGAGCAGTTTTGTATTGCTCTGTGGCGCGATGAGCCATGAAACCGTAACCGAACAGCCCGCCACCGCCGATCGCTGCGATGCGTGCAGCCCAGGTTACGGTAGTGGTAAACAGTCCCTTAAGCGTGGAAGTAGTGGCACCGAGCGTTTTGTTGATCAGACCGAACGTCTTGAGGGTTCCTTGAGCCTCCTTGTTCAGGTTTTTTAAGAATTTATCAAAGGCGCCATCATCGCCTTTTTTATTTTTGTCCTTTGCAGGATCAGAAGTTGGAATGGCTGGCGGTTGATTTGTTTGCGGCACCGGGAAACCGCCGGGCCCGATGGCAAACGCCGCTTTGAATTTCTCTGAAATTTCATTCAGAGCGGTAATTTTTGACTCGTCGATATCGAGAGTCAGGACGGGCAACTGATCACCTGCCATCAGATCATCCCTCGTGGCTCTTTAAATTTAAGCAGCTCCCGGAGCTGAGCTGCTGTTTTCAGGTTTAGCCCGCTATCTGTCCAGATTTCGGAGAATCCGGTTGCGGCTGAGTAGTCGAGGATGCTGCTGATGATGTGCTCCCCGTCTCGCCAGAACTGTCTGCAGGCTTCAATGTCGGCAATGAACGCATCCAGTCCGTAACATTCGAGAACGAGGTTTGACTGTTCCACATTCCATTGACCTGCTCCATCAGCCCTTTCGCCTGTGCGGGTTTGTTTATCGACGAGACGCATGTAAAAAAAACCAGCTCGCCGATTACCTCATCGAGATCGACAATTTCGCGCTCCAGCGCCACTTCAAGGGGTTTGGTATCCCAGCCCTTACCCTCGACGGGGTACACCAGGTTGGAGAGGCGAATAATCTCGTTCACCAGGGTATTGCGCACTCCCGTAGCCCCATCCCAGATCTCGTCCTTTTTGCAGATACTCTCAAGCATGAGGTAAGCGACGCGAGGACCGGCCACAACGCCCAGGCCTTCTGAAAAAATGGCAGAAAAGGTTTTGCTGAGAACGAAGAAATGCTCCCTGTACACTTCCTTCGAAATGGGTGCTGCGTGGATGTAGGCATTACCCATTTCCGTTTCAACCGGGATAATCAGGTGCATATTTCGAGAAATTTTCATTACAGGTCCCACATTTCCGAGTTGATGTAATAGGTTCCGGTGATGGTGATCGCGACGCCCGGCTGACCACCCGCAAAGCTCATGTCCTGTACGTTTGTGATCGCTGTATTGAGGACCTCAAAATCACCAAAGGTTGAGCTGTCGGAGTAGACTTTCGCGTCTCCGATCGCCGTATTGGTTTCCCACTGAGTTTTGTACTGCGCACCCAGCGCCTGGCTACGTACCAGGTGAACTTTTGCCTGCATGATCATGTACGGCTGCGGCGACTGAACGGCTCCTGTCATCGCCGGGAGAAAATCTGTCATGTTGCCCTGAAATACCAGCTCAACGCCCTCTTTCGCGAGATAGGAAGCCGATACATTCAGCTCAGGGTGATCAGAAAATTTAATGCTTGCGCGGACGCGATTAAGCACGCCAACGGGGATCATTGGATTCGGCACGGTTCAACTCCTTAGGAAAGCTGCATTGTCACGTTGATGTTGAAGATGATTTCCACGAACCCGCGCATCGGCGTGTATGTGGCTGACAAACCCGCGTAACGGCCAATACCGTAATCGTTAGGGTTGTTTTTGACGTAGGTTTTGAACGGTACCGCGTTCACCGGAGTCTGGCCGTTGACCAGTCCATAGGAAACGCCAGTGTTGAAGACACCCTGAGCAACCTGCTGCAGGCGGTCTATACCATCCTGGTTGTAATACAGCGGATTGATCGGGTTGTTGCTGCCGTTGATCACAGCGTTGGCCAGCATCATATCGACGTTGATCTGCACCCAGTCCACGCTGTACCAGTAGGTCATGTCATTACCGTCACTGGTGACCCCTTTCACCAGCATGGTGTTCGAAATGCCGCCCTCAGCGCCTGTGTCCACGTAGTTGATGTTCTGCTTAACCATCGTGGTAAGAATGCTGGCCTTCGCAGCGTTCGCGTTTACCGCCTGCAGGTAGCGGAACGCCATTGGTGGCACTTTGTTAATTTCAGACGGCGACGCGGATACCAGATTCCACATTGCCGCCGCCGCGGCGTTAGTTACCGGGTACGTATCATCGACCATCGCGATGATGGATTTGATACCGGCATACGGCGTGACGTAGTTGGTATCGTCTGGCGTATCTTCCAGCACGAAGAAATACTGCTTCGCTTCGTTCGCAGTGTAGAGTTTCGCGAGGTTGATGAAGTCAGCGTTAGCCTTCCAGTTTTCCGGGACTAGGTAAGCATAAAAACGCTTCAGGGGCTCTTGCATGTAGGTTTTGAGTGCGGCCACCTCATTCTTAGGCAGATCATCCTGATACCCCAGTTCCAGGAGATAGGTGCCAACAGAATTACCCTGGGCAAAAAAGGTGTCTACTGCAGTGACCAGATCGTCACTACCGATAAGGGAGAACGTCCCGACCGTCGTTGGCTGCCCATCCAGCGTTGACCCCGGAACCGTCCAGCTAAGGGTTTTGCTGTCAACGACAGTCGCGAGGTACGTCCCGTTCCATGCGTTTGGAGAGCACTTCTGAATAGTTATCTGAACTTCACTCCCCGGGTCCCGGTTTATGGCATTCGTAAACGGTAAGACCAGAGTAAAGTCAGAACCGAACGAAGACGCTTCCGCCGTCAGTGAGGAAATTGGGTTGTTAACTAAATCTGAAATATCGGAAGGCTGAGTTAACAGCACCGGCTTACCCGCTTCCTGAAAGGTTGCGCCGAAGGAAAGAACGGCGGACATTTGCTGCAAATTCGACGGCGTGGCGCCAATCGTCTGCGAGACGTTCACAGTAACGATGTTGTAGCTCATTATCGGACCTCGTAGTTAAAAATGACTTCTTTGATAAGCTGTTGCGATATGTCTCGCGTCGTGGCCTGGTAGTAGTTCACGTCGAAATCCACGATTTTTTTCTTCGCCAGGGCGTTGATTTCGACCTGGTTCGATTTGGCGTCACTGACGATCGGTATGTTGGTGATGCCAAACTCCTCGTCCTCCAGCGCCTTGTTCACCACGAAATCAACGAATTCGAGCGCCATCTGATTGCTGAACCCGTAGAGCGTCACGCGCACCGAATCCTGAGCAAACTGGTACCGATGACCTCCGCGTGTGGCCGGGGCCAGTTGCAGGGGTATGGTGCTGCGCACGTCGGCGGCGATATAAGGCGGCTTCAGATTGGCGGGAACCAGGAAGGATGGGTAAACCGTGGCGAACTGTTTCAGTGCCAGCCAGATGGGGGTGCTGTTCGAGATAATCTGTTCATCGCTGATATCGTCCGGGCTATCGATGATCTGCGAGCGCATGGTCGGCAAAATAGCCATTCCCCGATAATGGAAAATGCCAGACTGAGTGTACCGGCTTTCCATGCGGGAGAAGGCAAACTGCGTGCCCTCGTATTCCCCAAGGTAGATGGCATTCGGATCCTCAACGTTGAAATCGTCGGCCTTCTCTATGGGTGTAAATATGATGTTATTCACGTCCCGCGAGGCAGTGGCATTTTGTTCAGTTACCACCTGGCGATGCAAACTGCCTTTGATTGTCGCCACCAGAGGATTGTTGATCCCCATCCTTTCGAGTTCGTCCGGATCGACAATCGCCGCGTTTATCCAGTAGACGAAACCATCCAGTGGCAGTACCTGGCGGACGTACAGGCGAAAGGTGATTTCCTGCCCGGCTGAAATCGTTTCGACTGCAGCCTGAAGAACGGTTGAAAGTTGGGTGCCGGTATTCGCGGCAATTTCATCAAGACTCGGCATCGTTACCTATCCATGCGACAAAAGAGGATTTGAACAGACCGCCATCAATGAACGATGGCCGGCGCTCTCCGCGCTCAATTTTCAGACGAGAGTTTTTCCCCTCAAGCGCCGCCTGTGTCGGTACGCCATCAATGGACAGCCCCGCCATTTCCTCGCCCTCAAGGAAAACGTTGAACGCCTTCATGGTTTCTCCCAGCAGCTCCCCGCCCGGCATCGGCGCACCGTACTGGATGTGGTTGATTATCGCCCAGGCCAGCGCCTCGCCCACTTCAGGAATAATTTCCTTTTGGTGCAGGTCCCAGAAATGGGTGAAAAGCTTGTAGCGCTCCTGCAGGTCTTCAGCGACTTCGTAGGTGGTTGCCGAGCTGTCGCCGTAGTCGTAAGGAATATCGATGACGCCCAGGCAGACTTTCATGGCGTGTACCCCCAGAGAGTACCCATCTCCATCAACACCGCAACGGCGGCCCGGCCATACGGATCCTGCATCAGCATCAGGTCAGCGAGAGAGAGGTTGCTGAGGGCATCACTGATTGTCATGGAACCGGAGGTGCCCTGATCCGCAGCAGAGTTTACGAGCCCGTAAACGGCATTATTCAGCCCGAGGGTTTTCCGCAGGTCAGCGAAGTAAGTGCTGGGTGGTGTATCGATGGCATAGCGCAGCAGCAGAGAACCGCCAGCGTTATACACGGTGTTCGTGTAGATAATGGGCAGGCATTCCAGCCCCAGCTGTTTCGGGATCAACTCAAGCGCTGACTGAAAACAACACTCCAGCGTCGGGTCATCGTCGGAAATAGCAGTGTCAGGAACGCCCATCACGCCACGAACGAAACGGATATAACCGTCGAGCGTCGGGCGTATGGTCATTATTTTTTCACCTGGATTTTTTTATCGACTTTTGCAGGATTTTCCTGGTCCTGATTAATGGCTTCACCTTTGATTTCCATGGTAATGCCGTCCGCATTCGGCGTTTCGCCGCCCTGAATCACAGCGCTTTCAACCTGGCTGTTAAGCGTTACCGCACTGGCTTCAAGGATTGCCTGAGACTGATCATCTTTCAGCTCCAGAAGCTGCTCGGAATTGTCGATAATTTCAGAAGGAGTTGCAGCCCCTTCAGTTGAGTAGCAGATCCCCGCGAACTCTTTTCCCACTTTGTCCTTATGCTGGAATCCGTACGGCTCGTGTTGTCTGATAATGCACTCGATGACCTCAGGCGGCTGCTCAAGTACGTGTTGCTTGCCGGATGGGATCGTAATGCCGAATGACTGTGTTTTTTCGGGCAATTTGTAGTTGAAATGGTGAGCCTGGCGCGAGCAGTTGATGATAAAAAGCTTCATATTTTTTCCTCAAAAAATAGGGAGCTAATGCTCCCCAAATTGGCCTGAAGGTATTTGTTAAAAAGTTACTGGTACTTCGCTGACAGCAGCGTCACACCTTCTGGACGGAAGTTCCAGCCAGGTGTAGAGCGCATGGTGTACAGCGTGGTTAGCCCGCCATCCGGCATTGGTGAAGGGATTTCAGTCGGTGCCGCCACATCACAGAACATGACGTTTACCGCCTGCTGGTTCGGCGTAAGAGTAGCGAAAATGTTGGTGTTGATATCCTGTCGAGCGTCAGGTACCACCAACTCAGGGTTTGTCACGATGATAAGATCAGTACCGCCCGCCCCTTTGCCAATCAGCGTGTCGTCCTGGCAGAAAAGCACTTCATCACCGCTCGCATTTTTCGCGATGGTTTTGATCATGCCGCCAGTTGTATCAGTACCCGCCCCCGGACGCTGGTAGCTGGTCAGTTCAACAACACCCGTCCATTCCAGCGCCTTCATGAAACGTTGTGGGCACAGAACGACGGTGGTTAGCGGCTGGCCCAGCAGCATCATTTTGGTTTTCTGATCAGCAATCAGACCCAACATGAATTTTGCCATTTCGCCTGCATCCCAGGTGGTGTAGGTGTCGTTCCCCTGGCTGTCGCTGCCGAGGTTTAGCGTTGTTGCGCTCGGTGAGTTGGTGATCCCTTCGTTGTTAGACGCCTTCACGCCGTACAGCAGCATGTTGCGCATCTGCTGGGCATGACCCTGACGGTTTGCCAGGCGAAGCCCATCGGTCAGAGAGTATCCCCAGCGGTTTGCCGCATCAGTATCCAGATAGCTGTACTGTGAGCGGGTGGAAATGCGATAGGTCATCATCTGATCGTAACCGCCAGTGATGGTTGCCGACGGCAGTTGACCTGGCAGGGATTGCCCTACGTGCGCCTGAGTCGTTGCACGGAGGTATTTTTGATAGACAACGAGATCGCTTGAACTGATTTTTACAGTCGGTGCGGAACCTGGCAAAACATCAAACGCGCCGGAGGCCATGCTGTATTGCATGATGATTTCCGGAAGCATCATTGACGGCGAGATCGTGGTAATCGCTGGTGCGAATGCGCTCATTTCTTACTCCTTAAATTAAAAACAGGCCGCACGGCTTATCGGTAGCCCAGGTGACGTTGCCACTGGCGTCTTTTTTCACGGTCAGGTTTCCCTGCATCGAGACCATCAACAGGCTGATGTTCACCTTAGGATTGGACGAGGAAGCACTGGAATAAACATCGATGAGGTTATTCGTCAGATCCCACACGAAACCGTCAGCGCCCACAGCTTCATCACCACTGTTCGCCAGGGCTGCTACCTCCTGGCTGACGGGCAGAGGAATACGCGCGCCGGAACCGATGCGGTAGTAGTGGACAGAACCGCCAGCCAGATAAAGCGGTACCGGATTTCCCGGCGTCGTGATGCCGTGATAGGCCTGGTTAACGACCGAGAAGGCGTTACACAGTGACGCGGTAGCCAACTTAATACGTGAACCTGCTACGTTTTCGTCTGGCTTCGCGATGCATTCCAGCACGCCCACACCGCCCCAGATTGGAGCTGTGAGTGCGTCATCCAGTGAACCAGAGCACAGCTGCAGTCGAATCGCCGGATCATCCTGAGCATCGCCCTGCGTCAGCCCCCGCGATTCGACGTTGAACATACCCGCGAGGGAACCCTGGGTTTTGAAAGGATCGAGATTAATTGCGGCCATTGTTCAGGCTCCCTTGAGTGTTAATTTTTGACATGACGCGAGGCTGGGTCTGGAATGCAGAAAGCCACACACGCGGATCACCCTGATACTCGGTGATGTTGCGGCCTGCCTCATCCATACGAACGCGTTTGTTCAGATGCCCCTGGGTGTTATTCATCTCATCGTCGATAGCCTTGCGGGCATCGTCGTAGATGGCTTTTTCCAGAACTGTGAGCACAGCGGCGTCAGAAACAGCGCGAATGTTCACATCCTTGTTGTCAGGGGAATATTTCTGGAGGGCAATCAGGGCACGCTTGCGATAATCCAGCGATTTTTCACCGGAGAAAGGTTCTGGAGAGCGCTTTCCGCATGCTGAATAGGCACTGTCACAGCGAACACGCGCTTCTGTCATCGCTGAGTCTTCGCGAGCTTTTTCTTCAGCATCTTGCTTAGCCTTCTCCTCTGCTGCAGCTTCGTCCTGTTTGGCCTTTTCTTCCTCGGCCTTTTTCTTGGCTTCGGCATCTTCAGCATCCTGCCGTTCCTTTTCAGCTGCATCCTGCTTAGCTTTTTCCTCCGCTTCGGCTTTCTCCTTCTCCTCTGCGTCCTGTTTCGCTTTCTCGTCAGCGTCCTGGCGGGACTTAATCCATTTGTCCTGAGAATCCATTCGTGCGGACATGGCTTCAAGTTTGTTGTTTACTCCGCCCAGCGCGTCGGAAACGGCCTTCTGGAGCAAGCTCTGGAGTTCTTCTTTGTCCATCTCTATGTCACCTTTGTTGGTTACCTCGATCCCCTCGGGGACCCCTTCTTTGTCCCAGACTCCGAGAGAGCCGTGGTCTTTCGTTACTACTGCAATGTGGTCGAGCAGGAAAGGCACCCCTTCGATAAGAAGGTTGGAATCCCCCTCAGCTCGTTCGATACAACCGGATTCGCCTCCAAAAATGACCGCCGGGCTCGTCGAGGTTTGTTCATTGATGATTTTGTCTACGACCTCTTTCACGTAGATCCTGACAATCGCCCAAACCTCATCACCCTTGATGTAAGGGAGCATCACGCTACCGACACTGCGTTTTTTGAATTCCTCCTCACTCATTGGGGCCTTCTCCGCGTGGTCCCACAGAACCGGCAACCCGTTGCAGCGGAGCAGAAATCCTTCATTGAGATAGATATCCGGGTCCCGCCATACGAATTCTTTCTCGCCATAGCGGTACGCGGCGCCTGTCCCGGTGATACGCATGTTCACCAGCCACATGTTCGAGAACTTCACTGGCGACGCCAGCGTGCCGTCCCGGATGTACTGCGCTGTTTCAAACTCGGTTAAATTCACGCTTTCCCTTCTCCGTTAAAAATTCGATGGGCAGTTTTTGAGGGGCATAAATCGGGAATACCTGGCAGCTGCAGAAAACCTCTTCGCCGGCCGCGGTGATTTCGTCATAAAAACCGTGTACGGGTTTGATCAGACCCTGTTCGACGGCCCATGAGTCGCGTAGCAGGTAAATCAGCGTGTCGCGGTCTTTATGGTCAACTCGGTAGTTGTAACCGGGCCGCCGCCAGTTCGAATGCCACCTGAACGCGATCGCCCCGCTCTGGACTGAAAGCAGGTATTTCACATTGCTGGTGAGTTTGTGGCCCTGGTCGATAGCCACGCGACGACTGATGAAGTCGAGATCGGAAACAGACTTTCGGATCGCCTGTTTCTGCGCGTTTTTATCAAGTTCGCTAACGCCGTCCGGCGGTATCGATGTCACCCATCCCTGAAACCTTTGAACAGTTCTCTCAATGGCCTGGTCCCGGTTCAGTTGGATCAGGTTGGCGCTGGAAAAGATGCGTTTATTGAGTTCTTCGCGGAACTGCGGCTTCAGCTTATCTAGGGTTACTTTCGTGGGGCCGTCTGGCGGCTGGTCTTTCAGTGCGCCACCGTCAACGACGAGGCGGCTGTATATGGCGGTGAGGTGCTTCCTGGCGACTTCCGGGCTGGGCGATTCCCTGGTGGCGGCAACGCGCAGTTTTCGGGACCATTCAAGCAATGATTTCTCTGAATCCCAGCCGTTGTTGACGTAGTAGTTAACAGCGTCGGTCAGCACCTCATAGAGGCTCTTAATTTTCCTCTTCTTCCCCGCCCGGCTGGTTATCGCCATTTGGTAATTCCTGCGGTGGTGGAGGGATGTAGTTCGCCAGCGCCTCTTTATCGATGATAAGAGGCACATCTCCATAGGTCTGGGTGGCGTTCACTATGCTGGTCAGCCAGTCAGCTGCAGTCGCTCTGTTCTCAGGATCGAGGTTTTGGCTCAGAGCTGTATAAAGCGCGGTTGCCTGCTGAATGACTTTGCTGTCGCTTTCGCGGCGCTTGTCCGGCGACTCCTCAACCAGCTCCTGCCACTTAGCGGTGAATTCACGGCGCCACATGAAGAAGGTAGTTTGGTAGTCATCGGTGATGATGTCCGGGAAATCGTTTTTCAGTGAGTTAAAGAAGTCCTCACTCCATGCGATGTACTGGACCAGTTTTTCGAAATAGTCCATGACGGGTTCAATCTGCTGTCGAACACCGTCGATGTACTGGCTCACGGCTTTTGAGTCCTCAGAACCTTCGCCCCATCCTTTCGAAAAAGCCTCTTCTTTGATGAGAATAGAGGGCACATCACTGCCGGAAGCGATATCCGAAATGATGTTGTCTCGTGAGGCATTAAGGGCCCCATCGATGTTCTGCAGGTTAAGCGATTCGACATTATCCTTGTCGCCGACGCTGATCACCCCACCGTTACGAGCGATTTTGATTATCTCGCGCTTAACCTTGGTGGCGGCAGCCATAATCCCGGAAAGCACAGAACCGTTCTGAGCAGTCTTCGCTACCAGCACGCCAGCCTTCTGACTCACCATGTCGTTGGCGGTCATTGTGCCGATGTAGCTTTTCATGGGGTAAAGGACACGTTGAAAAACGCTGCGCCCGGTGAATCCGAAGGTTGAATTCTGATATTCAAGGTAAATCGGCGTGCCGTTGAATACCTTCAGGGTGCGCGACGGGTGCCAGCTTTTCCCGTTAATTTTGAGCGTTTTTTTCGGCTCTTGGAAAAACGGGCTGTTTGGGTTCTGGTCAGTCACCATCGAGCCAGCAGCATTTAGCGGATCCCAGACGTTGATATAAACGTCGTCCTCAGTAAGCCCAAATCCCGGCAGTTCGTCTTTGCAGGATACCGACGTGGTACCAACACCGATTGCCGCCGCGCCATAGCAGCGAGAGACGAAGAAGAAATTTTTAATCTTCTCGTTCACTTCCATGCGCTCCCATACTTCCTGGAAACGCCGCACCACGCGTTCGTCTGGGTCCGTGTCAACGCTGTATTGCCGCTGTTTGCACATCGCCATTGATATGGGTTTTTCCACCAGCTTTCCGCCGAGGGGGTGGTACTGCCAAAGGAGCTTACACAACTCATAGCCGACGTCGGTACCGGGCTGAATTTCTTCAGAGTCCAGAATTTTCGACAGCTGCGAGCTGAGACCGCTATCAAGCTGAATCTCTGCCATGGGTCTTCCTGTCTAAAGTGCTTCGTAGTTCCCGAACGCGATGATCAGGCCGTACGTGTAGCAATCGAAAAGGTCGTCTGCGCGTTTGTGCGCTTTGGGATCGGCCAGGTGGAACCCGGCGACTTGTTTCATGAGGTGGTTAGCGGTGGCCTGTTTGAAATTCACCGTTTTTTCGTGGGCTTCCTGGGCGATTTTGCATTTCCCCAGGTAGTGGTGGCCGGATGCCAGCACGCCGCGTTCGTCTTTGCCCTTACCTGTCAGCGTCGATTTGATAGGCTGCATTTGCCAGCCTTCGGTCTCTGCCTTTTGGTTCAGTATGGCGCCCATAGCCGCGTCTTCCATGAACACGCCTTGGCTACCCAGGCGCGGACGGCATAACTTCGCCAGTCGCTCCAGGTTATCGTAAACGCCGGGCATGTACTCCGGCAGCAGCGACGCCTTAACCTGGGTGATGTCATAGTCGATGATGGTCAACCGCGGTTCGGAGTACGTCTGCTCATAAGCGAAGTAGACAATGCCAGTGCCGTCGTTCTCGGTACCGCCTTTCAGAGCCGTGTCCATCACCGCAAATATCATGTCGCAGGTGGTCGGCATCGCTACCGGCTTGCCATCCTCCAGCCACTTGTCGATATCCAGCAGCGCGTCTTTGGACCAGTCCACGAAATCAGCCAGAAACTCCTGCTGGAACACGCGTGGATCATTCGCCTGGCGTTCTTTCTCAAGCTCGTCAGGTGGAACGTATGGGTTGCTCGATGTCGGCGCGTGGTGCTCGTGAAAGCCCAGCGATTTGTCGTTGCAGACCGCATAGAAGAAGTTCTTATCGTCGTTGCCGTTCGGCGTGGAGAACACCCACGCGCGACCGCGACGCGTCAGCAGGGTTGGCTTAATCGACTTCGGCCAGATTTCTTCCAGCATTTCCGGCGATTTGGTAAACGCCGCTTCGTCGATCAGCACCACGTCGTATTCACGACCGCGCCCGGCCAACGGGTTGTTGTTCGTCACCCAGAAGTCGATGCGACCCTTGTTCTTCAGGATGATTCGCCCGTCGCTGCGCGATTTGCTTTTGATCAGCGGCAGCAGGGCTTCTTCCAGATAATCGAAAATTTCCTGCTGCTGGCGGTACTCCGCGGTGAAGATACCAACCCTGCCACCCTGCAGCCGTTCGCCACCTGTCTCTTTGAAAAGAGATGTTGCGTAGGAGATGGCGATATTGCCCAGGATAGCGGTCTTACCCCAGCGGCGGCCGCATCGAACGACGTTGTACTGGTGCTGGCTGCCTTCGGTCCAGACACGCGACTGAGCGGTGTGAAGCTTTTTGCAGAATATCTCCGCCATTATTCATCGCCCTCGTCGATATCCTCCTGCGTGGGCTGAACCGCGCCGGGAACCTGCAGCGCGTTGTGAACCACAATCAGGCTGCTCTCTTTATCCCCGGTGCGTATGCGTTCGATCTCGGCCTGAATCTTCTCGTTACGTAGCCGCTTCCATTCGCGGTCGTAATCGTCCTCAGTGCTACCACCTTCCGGCTGACCGCCAGCTGCAGGCAGTTTTCCCTTCGTGGCTTTGAGGTAGGCCAGCAGCTCTTTACGGGCTGCCTCAGGACTGGCGATCTTCATCTCCAGACCGTTCATGGTCTCTTTCACGCCGAGATACCCCCAGCGGGCCGGGCCGTCGAGCATCGTGGAATCAGCAAAAAATTGCTGCCCTATCCCTTCGCCGAAACAGCGTGGGCAATCCGGGTTAGGGACAGCAGAACCAACAAAGCCAACTCCACCAAAAGAAGGGGGCGACTTCTCTTCCTTCATCGCCAGGTCACAGGCACGCTCGTACTCGTCCATGTCATTCCACTGGTATTCGTGGTCTTCACCCCAGCAGTAACGGCAGTTAACGCGGCGGTATTGAGTGAGTTCGTTCGGGTCCATTGAGGCGATGGAAGAGAGCTGGTGAATGATTTCCGCCTCGGTCAGAGCGAGACGTTTTTGACGCTTGTCGCGCAGCCAACGAATGGCACGAGAAACCTTAATATTTCTTAATAGCTGGCTTGCCCCGGCGCTGGCTGCATTCCCCTCTGATTTGTACCCGGCCAGGCGGTACGCATCGATGTGCTTTTTGCCCATCGCGACGTGTTGAGCGAAAACGCCCTGCTGCTCCGAGATACCGAATTCATCGGGGTCGAAGATTTCCTCCTGAATTTCAGGCTCGACAATCGGAGCAATTTTTTCAGGATTTTTTTCAACGGTTTTTTTTGCCCGTTTTTGCGCAGTTTGCGCAGCATCTTTTTGCGCAGTTTTTTGCGCAGAATTGCGCAGATTTTTTTGCGCGTTTTTGGGGGGCTTCTTGATGTATCGCCGGGCTGTGGCGTATTTCAGTCCGTTCTCTTCGCACCAGTCCGCCGGGGATATTCCGGTTCGGGAGTGCGCAGCGATGTACTGTTGCTGTAGTGACCCCCAATCCGGTTTACTCATCAGTTATTCCTGGTTCTTCTCCACCTTCAGCAGTTCGCGCAGCGCAAACGCGTCACCTTCCCGGGCGAGTTTGAAGAGCGCCGTTCTGAGTTCAGCTTCACCGCGTGCGCGTCCTTTTCGGATGGCAACGTAAAACTCATCGAGCTGGTCCTTGTCCTGCTTCATCACGTCAAAGTCGATGTCCAGAACGTCGGCGATTCGCTGGGCTGTCATCCGGCATGCAGCCAGTGCTTCAGCCTTCGCTTTGTCGTACTGGATCCGCTGACTCATCAGGAATGTCCTCCAGCTTCTGAAGCGCGAGTTCCGCGATAGTCTTCAGGGCTTCGGCAGTGTTGATGATGTTCAGCTTGCTCTTTGCGTTGATGACGGCTTTGAAAACCAGGTCGAAATCGCTGGCGCGTCCGGCCACAATCAGGCGGTCTTTTGCCTTTTTCCCTACTTTTTCCAGCGCCTCGATAAACAGGGTTTTCTCTTCCGGCAGGAAGGCGATCACCAGGTCTTCATAAACGGGCTGAACGAATGAGAGTGTCTGCACCTCAACGTCGGTGATTTTGAAATCATCGTCGGTCAGGCCAGAGTAAAGCTTGAGGTCGAGGCTGTTGATCGAGTCGTACAGCTCCCGGAGGATGTTGCTGTCATCCTTCCCCTTGATCGAGTTATGGCTGAGCTGGATAGCCAGCTGCTCGTCGGCGGTCAGTTCGCTCACTATCTCGATAACGTCTGACTCCACCAGCCCGGCTTTTATGGCTGCCTGGGTTCGGTGGTTGCCGGACAACACGGTACCTCGGTAGACAACAGGCAGGCTGGTCAGCACGCCGTCGGCTTTGATGTTCGCCACCAGCCTGACGAATTCATCCGGGTCCATGTAGTGAGCGTTCTTTTCCAGCAGCGTCAGTTCGGCCAGCGCGACGCGCCGGATAGCGGTTTCAATTGGCATATTTTCGGTACCACTCTTTGAAGATTTCCTGTGGCGACTGCTGACGTACTGCAGACGAATAATTCAGGAATCCTTCCCCGCGCTTCGCCAGTTTGTAGATCCCCCGGTACTTCATCGATATTGGCTTGGTAGTGAACGCCGTGGTGTACACCTCCTGAATGTCGATGAGGTACTGACGGTTTACGTGAGCAATGACGTCCCGGCTCGTTGCCAGCATGGGAATAAGCTTCGACAGCTTCCGGTGCCGAGACGTTGAGAAATCACTGAGCATGTAGATGTTGTGGATCTTGTCGCCGTACTGCGCCATCGAGAAAATGAAAGCGCCCGCCAGCATGCCGTCCACCAGCACCGCGAAATTCATCATCCCCGCCTTGTGGTTGATGCCTTTCGCCAGGTAGATGTTCTTCAGGAAGTTCAGCTGCTGCGCGTTGAGTAACGCAATCTCCACCCTGCTGTTTTCTGTTATCGCCGTGACGTCCACCAGCCGGTACCGGAACGGCTGAGATTTTTTCACCTCACGCCGAAGTGATGACCGGGCATCATTTGCGTACATGTAAATCGGCTTATTGCTGCCGGCGAACATGATCCGCGGTTCGATGTTCTCCATGCGCCGATCAGAGACGATGGCGAAATTTTGGTTCTCATCCAGCATCCGTTGAATCAGCGCTTCGGTCCCTTCCGGATCCCAGACGCCATAATCTGGCGCCGCCCAGGTAACGCTGGTATTGACGAATTTATAGATATTTTCATACCCACCCTTGTACGTCGGCGCGAACATGATCACGGTGCCGTCATGCTCCCGCGCGGCGTCAATCTGGTGGTGAAAGTCTCCGGCGTGGAACCCGTCAATCGTGAACCCGTCGGTATAGCGCGACAGCTTCTCCCGCTCGATGCGGTGGTAATCAGGCAGGTTTCGCATAATGTGCGCGAAGTGTGCCTGACTGTACTGGTTATTCCCTTTGAACCGGGCCAGGGTGATGGCGAGGCAGATCGCAGAGGTGTTTGCCACCGCGTCGCCGCGCAGCTGGTTGAGAGGTTCGAGGCGGCCGGAAAACTCCACGTCGAGTTTCTGCCCCGTCAGCAGGTTGCCGACAGCGCAGGACAGCAGCGAAACGTCGTTCCCGTACACCGCCCGGTCGGGCATCATGTTTTTGATGGCGTGCTCTGTACGGAACGACCCGGAGCAGCCTATAAAGATACGAGGTTTCAGCTGGATATTGCCCAGGATCTGGGTGATCAATTTCTTCGGAATCGAGCCTATAAACATACATTTACCGTTATATATCAGCAACTTATGCTATAATTATTAACGTAAGTTATTGTTTTTCATAGGAAGGAGTAACGATGAAAACGTCCTGTTTTTCTCTCTACCGCGGCGATGGCCGAATTAGCATTGCCCGCTACGCGCCGCGCAATACCCCGGCGGGATATCACACGTTTAAAAAGCTGGCACCGGGGGAATGGTTTAACTCAGTTTCAGTTTCCCGCTATATCGAACTCTATGAGCACGAGATACTGGCGAAGCTGAATCCGGAACAGACGTGGAACGAACTGCATCTGCTGGCAGGCTGTGAGCCTGTGCTGCTGTGCTGGGAGCCGCCGGGAGAATTTTGCCATCGGCAGCTGGTAGCGCGGTGGTTCAGGAAAGAGCTGGGGATTGCTGTTGAAGAGTACAATCCCCACGCCACACCGCAATTGGATATGTTTTAACGCCTAAATGGAATTCTCCATTTTTTAAAAACAAATCTCTCTTTAAGAATCAACTTACATGCATAACGGGCCTCTGTTTTGTCAGAGGTTCCGTTAAGATATTTACGATGGTTTTGAAAAATTTTTTTACAAGCAGATTCCACAACACTGTGGTCTTCCAGTATGTCCTCACAAACAAGTAAAGCGTTCTGAAGCGCATAAAATTTGAAGTCCAGATTCTGCATGTTCTCTTTATTCAGATTTCTCACACCTAACGTATTTATGAAGTCGGGCATCTGGTCAAGAATATTTGCGTATTCCGCAACAGCCGTTTTGAAAGACATTTTCGCCTTTAATTCATCTTGTTTTCGCCATCGAAACAATGCAAAACCCGCAACGAAAACAGTTAACGCTGTTGATATCGCGGAGATAGCTGCCCAGATATTTGCCCAACTCGCCCCAGAGATTGCCTCTAACATGAAAACCTCCTTGATTTAAGAAGGTTATTCTACCCTGGCGAATGCATAACTGCCGATACCTTCGCGCCCGAGCTGCGTCTCAATTCCGTTGCTTTCCATCAGCTCGAAGCCCTGCTCTGCGAACCAAGCCACCAGCCCATCGTGGGTCCAGTACCAGATGTGCTCATCCCGGCGGAAGTGACGGGATCGAATAACGTGCTCAGCGCCAGAAAAGATCGGTACCGAGACGAATACCCATTTTTCCGCTCGCGCGACGGCTACGTCCGGGCGGTCGATGTGCTCCAGGCTATCCCAGAACGTCAGGGCCTGATAACGGTCCCGGTACAAATTCGCCCAAGCCCCGCGCTTTTTCAGCCACTCAACCCCTGCCGGATTGACGTCGTAACCCTTCGTTTCCGGTCGGGCCGTGACAAATTGCCCTGCCCCAATCCCTACATCGAGGACCGGGCCGGTATAGTGCCGGGCCACCAGCCGTATACGCGCCGCCGTCAGTTCGCGCCCGAAGTCCGTATCGGCCAGTTCCAGATAACGGGAAAAATAATCCGCATCGTATGGGCGTGTCTTCGGTACCGGGTACCGGCCCATCCCGAGTTCCGGCAGCCAGACCAGACCGCTCTTAATTTCCTGAGAAAAACGCTTCATGCTGCATTCCGCCCGCGTGCCTGCTGGTACACCGTGGTGATGAACCCCTGTACTTTTTCTGGAAGTCCGGTGATCGTTTTGTCGCAGTCGTGGATCATTTCCTGACAGCGGCAGTAATTATCCGGGTAGACGAATAAAGCGCGGGACAAATCCATACAGCGCGGGTCGGTGACCTTCAGGTGGTGGTTGTTGCCGCCATTGCCACCAGCGAGGGAAATCATCGGTCGCTGGTAGGCCAGCGCAGCGTGCATGATGACGCACGGCCCGGTCAGAACGATGTCTGCCCGTTCCACCAGCGCCAGCATTTGCCAGATTGTCAGCTCACCATGGTGGAATTTTTGGTGTGCAAACGGCTCACCGTCGGGGATCCATTCCTTCCCCTCCTGCACATCAGCAACGCTGATAACGTGAAACCCACAGATGGCCAGGCGACGTGCAACGTCGTCAATGTGCTGGTTCAGTGGGCCGCGACTCGCGTTATGCCATTCGGTACGTTCCGTTGTCGGGCGAATCACTGCCACCGGCTTACCCGCTGGAATGCGGATATCTGCAGGCGTATAGCTGGGCAAATCCATCCGCGCTGGCGCGGTACCGAACTGCTGTTCCATCGCGCCGAAGATGCTGCCCGACTGCAGGTGACCATTACCGTAAAAAATACGGGTGCGCGGGATGCCTGGCGGTTCGCATTCGAACATCACGGTGGAAGACTGCTCGCTTTTCTTCTGGGTGCGCAGCGGTGAGTTTGCGTGAACGAAGTGGAGGTTAGAAATTCCGGCGTAAATTTCCGGCAAAGGTGTTTTCAGCCAGATTTCGTGGCCTTTTTGCGCCAGCGCTTTGATGAAGCAGCGCTGGTTGATATTGTCACCGATGCCGTGCATCCCGTCGAAGTACAGTTTTCCAGGCATAAAGTGCCGCCTCAAGTGGTAAACGTTTAAAGCATGTCAGCGCGGTCTCGCGTGACGCGTTGATAATCTCCACGCCCGGCAAAGCGCCAGCGAGAGAAGAAAAGTCGGAGTGCCAGCGCCCTACTTCCCGCGGTACCGGATTGTGCATCGTTGCCGGATGTCGGCCATGCCAGTGTGCTCCGTTCGCCAGGGTGCAATCGTAGCCGAGAAGAATCACCCTCTCAGCGCCGAGGTGTGCAGCCAGCTGAATGGCACGCTGCCCGGAGTTGAACGGGCCGTTGTCTGTTGGGGTGAATAGCTTCACGCCGAACCGGGCGTGCGCTCGCTTGCTCTGGGTCCAGAGTTCGGCGCTCGTTTCCAGTGAGTCGTGATAATGATCCCACCAGGTGAAATCGGCGGCAAAGATGTGCTGGCAGTCTGGCACTGCCCTCCAGCTCGAATTAACCGCGATGACCGGGTGACCGGAGCCGGAGGCCAGTGCGCAGTCGTTCTCCGTCAGCGACGGACCGCTGGCGACGCAGATGAAGGTTTTGGTCATTGGGGATCGCTTGAAGGGTTGGCATTATCGCAGGCACTCAGAGAATGCCTGCTGTAATGCTATTGGCGGGTTATTTTGTCGTAGGTTCGTTCGCATGTGCTCCCGGCGACATAACGCTCGTCAGCCTCTTTTGCGAATTTTCCCGCCAGATCGTCAGATTCGCTAAGCAGCTCGGCGAGCACTCGGGTGGTCTCGGCTTTTGCCGCGCCTGCAGCTGCAATTGCGGAAAGGCGGCCGGTTTCACTTCCTGCGAGCTGCCTGCGTAGCGTGGCGAGCTGTCGCTGCAGCCCATCGCCAGCCCGCTCAGCAGCATCAGCGTCAGCCTGCACTTTTGCCAGTTCATCTTCAGCACGTTTCCGTTCCTCGTCTGCTACCTGCTGGCGCCGCTGTTCTTCGGCTCGCTCGGCAACCTCTCGGTGTAAAATTGCAGTGGAATCAGCAAAGTCCCGCTGCAGCCATTGCTGCTTCCAGGCGGAATCCGCCGACTCATACCCCGCCTCGAATGCCCGCCATAACAAAAAAGCCACCAGCAGTGTCACCGCCAGTGGCTTCCAGTATTTTTTGACGAAAAGGAGCATATCAGGCCACCGTACCGCCAGCGGCCTTGTACCGGGCAATCAGATCTTCCATGCTGTGCTCGCGTTGTCCGTACCCGGCCCCCGGGAGAGATGCCCAGATATTACGGCATTTATTCACTGCTGATTCGATGTTGCCCGCCTCAATATCTGGCAACGCCTTGCGCTCTTTGATCAGCTGAATCGCCCATTTATCCTGAGACTCGGGGCCGAAGTTAGGCAGCCCCAACTGCGCTTTGTAGTGCGCCCAATCTTTCAGCATGAACTGGTACCGACCAGACGCGTTTGATGTCAGCCCCCTGCTGTTGATCTTTTTGGATGGACGGCCTTTATTGAAGGGATGATCTGAAAAATCCGTGAAAATTTCCGGCTTACCGTCGACGCCAGTGACGATCACGTCATAACCGTTGCACTTCGTCGCCGGGCTGGTTGATGTCCCCTCAGACCACGCCAGGGTATCGAGAAATGACTGGAGGTTTTTGCTGATTTGCATTGTGTTACCTCGTTGATTTGAATATGCGCATTGCATTACCGCGAGCCTGGACAACGGCGATGCATAGAACAATGTTGATCACCGTTTCCGCCGGGTTTGCCGTCGCATATTTCCCTGTAACAATCAGGATGGTAATGGAACCACACGCGATCATTAGGACCAAGGCGAACACAGCACCGAGGAGCTTGTGCTTTGCCCCCCGGCGCTGGAATGTCCCCAGGCTTGTAGCGATAACCGCGCAGGCTATCGCGTTAGCAATCAGAAGCAGCTCATTTACCGTTACCATCACCACCTCCCGAGAGCAGGCGTCTCAAGATTGTTGGAATGTCGATTTTTTTGACGGAAAGGAGGAAGCAAACGCCAAGCGCAGCGGCTACGGTAGCGCCAATAGACTGGCCGATGACAATTCCGCCAGGTAGAAACTTGCCGATGAGAATGTTCAAAATGTCCGTAGATACGCTGGCTGCGAGGATCCCTATCAAAAATGAGGCAACAAAATACCCAACCTGTGCCAGCCTGGTTAACTCTGTAGACGAAAGTACATAGACCACAGCGCCCGCGAACGCCCCAACGTATACGCCTGCATCCGTGCCCGAAAACAGGCTCGCAAATGTCACGCTTGTCAGAGTTAACGTCGTGGCGGCGGTCCCGGAAACGGGATCTCCCACCATCTCTCTTTCTCCTGGTTATTTGATTCCGTCGTATGACGGGGAAAGAAGCAGGCCGTCAGAGTGATGATAACGACGAAGCACTGAGGGATTTTCTCTGCGGCCTACAATGGTTAGGGCTGCCACAGTGACGACTGTGGTGGTTAGCGCTGAGTCGGTTACGCCAGCCCAGAAACGAGAAAACCCGCCGAAGCGGGTTTGATATGGGTACAACTTGTCGAGCTTGTGGAGAAGATTAGACCAAATTTATTCAGAAAAAAAGTAAACGCTAAGGTTTTTTTATTCCATACTTAGCAAACAATTCTTCAACACGAGCTTCGTAGAACTTCTTTTTTTCTTCCATCATTAAAATGATGTCATCAACTTCGCTGTCTGGTAGCGCTTTTGACAATTCTACGAGTTTAAGTTGGCGAAAATCCATATCCTTGATACCGATGGATTGTTCAGGCTCCACGTCATCGTATGGCTCATCAAGGTAATGATCTGGCATCTCATACGTCGTTTCTAACCTACGCGCCGCTCTCTCACCAAATGAGGCCCTACCCTTTATCAATTGGGAAATGTAGCTACTTTCCTCGCGCGGGATTGGGCGGTTTTCAAACCACTCAGTGAGCCTTTGCTTTCTGATGTCTTTGATATCCATTAGTTCACGCCGTCGCGCCTCCGGTGTTAACTCCAAAACCTAACTAAAAGAGGCTTTTGTCTTTATTCGCGTCAATTTTAGTAATATTTAAACTTAAAACAAACACTTCACTTTTTAGTGAAATCTTAATAAAATAAACATGAATTCACTAAGGAGATGATATGGATCTTAAAAGCTACTATGAGGGACTCCCTCGTGGTCAAAAATTCAAGCTCGCGCAGGCGCTAGGCATGCCGGCAGGCTATCTGTGTCAGATGGCAACGGGTTACGTAAAGGTTCCACCCGGCCGAGCACTTGCAATCGAGGAGGCCACCAAAGGCCAGGTAACCAGAAAGGAACTCCTTCCCGAGGACTGGCATAAATACTGGCTTCCGAGTGAATTGGAGCATACAGCAAATGTTAGAAACGAGGTTGAACAATGAAAATCAACCTCGCTTTGCTACGTTCGGCACTTCATGAGTGGTCCAGAGGGATTACGCAGTTTACCGCCACCCAACGGATTACTAAGGCTTACTTTGAGCTTGAGTTATCTACCCCTTCCGAATTGCATCAAATTGAGTTCTCCGACGGTACTGTCGATCATGATGCCTGGCGCAACAACAACCAAAATATTTTTCATCGTTGGCGCAAATGCCAAACAGCTATTCAGCGTGAGAAATTTGAGGCTCTTTCACCTGCGATACTTCACGCAATGGATCCTGAAATCCGCGCAATGGTTACGGCAGGTAACAGTATTGAGTTTCTCACATCTCGCCTGCTTAAAGAGCATGCCGACGTTGTTAACGCGGCGCTGCTGAACGCTCCCCTTCACGATTTCGAAAAAGAGTGTGATGAGCTGGATAAAGCACTGGCTGATATTCGCCTGGCATATCGTGCCAAGCAACAGAGACATGACCACTGACCAATGTTATTTGAGGTTTCATTATGGCCCGCATTCGTACGATCAAGCCTGAGTTCTGGCTCAATGAAGAACTTTCATTGATATCAGAAACGGCGTGCCTGCTGGCAATCGGGCTGATGAATTATTCTGACGATGAAGGTTTTTTCAATGCCAATCCGTTACTCATCAAAGCGGCTGTTTTCCCTATACGTGAAACGTCCCGTAGCATTCCGGTACTGCTACAGGAGCTGTCCTACTGTGGGTTTATTGAGTTGTTTTCCGAGCAAAATTCAACCAGCCCAGGGAAGCTCTATGGAAGGATCAAAAACTTCACTAAACATCAAGTGGTAAACAAAGCAAAACCAAGCAAAATTAAACACTTAGATTTAGTACCGTACTACTACGGTACTGATACCGAATCGATACCACCTGGAAAGGAAGGGAAAGGAAAGGATCAGGGAAAGGAAGAGAGAGAGCATAACGCGCGCGATCAGCCTGTGGATAACTCTGATGCATCTGAACAAAAAAGATTCCGCATGTTTTCAGAGTGGCAGCCGTCTCCGGGTCTGTCCGAACGTGCACTTGAGTGGGGGATTAATCTCCACATTACCTCGCCCTACACCAGCGCACAGTTGTGCCAGTTTTGCAGCTACTGGTTGTGTGAGGATGTGATGAAGTATCACACGCAGTGGGAAATGACCTTCGCCAAAAGCTTAGAGCATCAGGCGATAAAGAAATTGAATGAGACATGACCAATGACCAACGAAGTGTTTAATACAGGGGAGTTTTTCGCCCCTGCCCCTAATGACCTGGTGGATAACCTGATGGGCAGGTATCACCTTGAACGTCAGAAAATAGATTCCCTGGCAGCGATTCTGAGCGACAAAGACGCCCACGTAGCCGTAGACCATTTCCTGAATGGGAATCAGCGCGACGAGCGTTACAGAAGCCTACGCAACGTCAACGAGCTGTTCGCAAAAGAAGGTGCCATCGCACACCTAAACGCCAGCTACTGGCAACAGGCTCTCCTGCTTACCGATGTGCTGGAAGTAATGCCCGCTAAGCGCCGTGAAGAGTGGAACGACAGCATTCGCCAGATGAACACCCCTGAATTCGAGGAAGAAAGCGTTCGCGCGACGATCCTGGACTTGCTGAATTCCCGCGCGAAATTCTTTGGTGAGCGCGTTGATGGAATTTTTCGGGCTCTTTCAGGTGATCACGTAACGAACCGGCCAGAAGGTTTCAGCAAGCGAATGATACTGTCAGGCGTTTATGACCAGTGGGGGATGACGAATTACCGCATGGTCAATTATGTGCAGGATCTTCGACAAGTAATTGCGAAATTTATGGGAAGACCTGAACCCTCCTACGAGTTGACCAACAAAGCCCTCAAAGCCGCACGCGATTATCCAGGTGAGTGGATGCCTATTGACGGCGGGGAAATGCGCATACGGGCATATCTCAAAGGCACAGCCCATTTTGAGATCCATCCAGAAATGGCGTGGCGGTTAAATTGTATTCTGGCAAGCCTCTACCCGACAGCGATCCCACCGGAGTTCAGAGCCAAACCGAAGAAGAGGATCAAAGATTTTGTCCTGATGGAGAGCGTCCTGCCCGTCTCAGTTCTTCAGGATCTTTGCAGCCTGGAAATTGATGAATACCGCCCCATTCAGCGTCACAAATGGGAGGAGCCAATTGAACCTAAAACCCGCAACCCGTTTAACCGTGTATTTCGTGGGTATGGCTCAACTTCGGATCGCTTCGTTAGAAAGGAATCAGAGCGGATTCTCGCGTCGATTGGTGGCGTTCGCTTCAGTTCAGGCAATTGGACGTGGTGGGAATTTGAATACGACCCTACTCGCGTGTTGGCAGAAATTATTGCGTCAGGTTGTGTGCCTGATGACAAAAGTCACCAGTTTTACCCTACTCCTCCCGAACTTGCAGAGCTATGCGTAAAGCTGGCCTGCATCGAGCCGAACCATACATGTCTCGAACCAAGTGCCGGGCACGGCGGCATTGCTCAGTTTATGCCGGTAGATCAAACGATTTGCGTAGAAATTTCACCCTTAAAATGTCAAATTCTTGATAGTAAAGGTTTTCGTGTTTATGAGGCTGATTTTTTGAAATGGGCAGCAAATGGTGGCTGTTTTGATCGGATTGTTATGAATCCACCATTTAGCGATGGCCGCGCTCTGCTCCATCTTCAGGCAGCTGCAGCTCTTACAAAAACGGGTTCAAAAATTGTTGCAGTTTTGCCCGCCAGCATGAAAGACAAAGACGTTTTACCTGAGGAGTGGAACTGCACCTGGTCTGAGCCTCGTTCTGGAGAGTTTAATGGGACTAGCGTGTCGGTAGTTGTGCTAACTGCCGAACGCCAATGGAAGAAGTGAAATGAGACTGAAATATGCCATCACCATCGGTGATCCTAAGTCTGCTCAAATTGTTGAACTGCAGGCCCGTTCTACGGGCAATAGTCATCTTACCCGCGATGACATTGTTGTTTCGCTTGGGTTAACACAATCCAGGTGTCGTGCGGGCCTGTCCCTGATTTACGCAAAATACACAAAAGATCATCACGCCGCGCAAACCGCATTTTTAGCTCTTAGGCAATATGCATCCTCGATTGTTAAAAAATATATTCCCAAAGAAGGATCGTCCGTCAATGATGCTGCCGTTTCGGTTCTGGCTATGCTTGCTTTGGAGGAGTTTTGCCGTACAGCAGACACACCCGGTGCAATGTGTCGTTGCGGGGGCAAAGGAACAGTAAAAGACCTAAAAAAATCAAAGCAAAAAAACACTCACATAGAGAAACCCTGCTCCCGGTGCAAGGGAACAGGCTTAAAACCATTGACCCAAACGCGATGCCACCACGCATTGTTGAAAGTTATTAGCATTTCTCAGCCCACTTACTCCAGGTACTGGTCCCCTTTTTACCGGGCCCTCATGGATTGGTGCTATCAACAGGAAGGCGATGCTGAAAGAACATACAACATGATCACTAATCTCAACCCTTTGCATATCGAAGCCGGTGGTCAACAGGCTCTTTAATGCGCTGAGTAGATGCACTCATAGCTGAGTGAGCTACTTAAATCAAATTGAGGGCGTACTGCATGATGATTAAAGCGATCACTAAAATATCGGACGCTTCAGGAAGCAACATCATGGGCAACGGAATGATAGAAATTACAGAGTACGTTGATCTGAGAGACTTGTTAGTGAGGATGCACAGTGCTGATGCGGCAACAGCTACTGCTGCGAAGAAAAAAATTTTAAATTTTATTCATCAAGAGATGAGTAACCATATGAATCAAAACGAATAAAGTATTTTTATTAAAAACTTAATAAAAATACTTGCCTAATTGTAGTAAACACTTAAAATAACCTCATAGACAACAACTCTATGAGGTTTACCAGATGCAAATCATCATCCTGGACGAGCAGTCCGAAGCTGTAGAAATCATCAATGAGCCTGATCAGACCTCCGCGATCATGGCTGCGCAGTCGGCAATCATCGAAGCCGCTCTTCTCGGTAAAAAATTCACTGCAGTCAACGAAGACGGCGAAAGCGCCCTTCCCGCTGAATTCGACGAAATCACTCCTGCCGGACCAGCTGCAAACCCTGATGTGAAATTTCTCGGATATCAGACCGATGTGCTTGGCGACAAGCTGCCGACCTTTTCCGGCGTTTTCGTTTTCTAACCAGAACCACCGACAGAGACATGACCAAATGACCAGTCAAAAGGTACAGAACATGAGAAAGCCTGAAATCGTAGCGAGAACTTCAGAGGGATTACCTGTTGTGTTAGCCGGGGATTTTTGCGTACGCATCCTTGCGCTTGAAATCTCATCCCTGTGCGGCGTTACTCGTCAAACGAACGGAACAAAGGGGCATATGACTGCGACCCACCCTCTCCATGGGTGTGACGAAGAACTTTCTTCTCAAACTCTGCAAGCTTTTGTGCAGAGTCACGGGCATGGAAATGTAAGAGCTGGGAGTTCAGCTCATGAGTTAGCGAAAACACCCCATGCTTCTGGCAGGAATAAACAATTATCTCGGAATTATCATTCGCCCGAAGAACCTGTACACCTGCATCAGCGAGGCATATTGGGCACATAGAATTAAGCATCAGCTTTCCTTACTGGTTGTGTGAGAACTCCAGTATACCACCGAGCCTTAAGTGGATAAAAGAAAGGCAAAATAAAGTGAATTTTGTGGTGTGGTGAATGCGGCTATGCGCACGCGACACAGTTAAAAAATATATCAGTCAATATTGGTATGGATGGTTTGGGTCGGCGTTAATTGTTAACTGGTTAACGTCACCGGGAGGCACCCGGCACCACACCGACAAAATTCGTTTAATTGATAAGGCAGAGACATGACCACTGAAAAAATTAGTTTTGAAATTTACGCAACCGAGGCAATTGTTAAACCCGACAATTACAACAAATTGCGTGTTGAAGTTGACGGCGTTGAAGTTAGCGATCTGCTGGAAGCCATTGGAGATGATGGTTCGATTATTGACTCATTGGGTACAGAAGCAATTTCAGAGCATTTTTCAACAGAAGGACGCTTGTTTGAATTCCTCGATAATTTCGACGGCGGTGAATTAGCCGATTATCTGGAAACCAAAGGCTGGAAAATTCAGGAGGGAGAATGATTCACATCGATGGTTGCAGGGTACCAGTAGGCGTTCAGGCTGTTCGCCTCTCCCCCTTCTGGGCTGCGGTTCGCCGCCTGTGCTACATGCTGGCTCAGAAGGGAGACCCGACGTTATGAAAATTAAGTGCGCATATCACCTCTGCAAAAAAGAAGTAGAGGAAAAGGAGGCGGTTAAATCCATTCTTACTTTTAGTAATGGCAGCAATCTGGAAAAACAATGGCGTGAATATTGCAGCCGCCAATGCGCAGAATGTGACCAAATGGCGCATGAACCTTAAATAGCATTTCCCGTAAGGGGCAATAATAACAGCGAGAAGAGACCGATACCCTCACGGTCGCGAACTTTCGGAGACCTGTTATTCATTGCGATATCTGAAAGCATCAAATAATTGGTGTTTTCCGATGTTGCAAAAATGAATGCCAGTAATGGCATGGAATTCTATTACCTGAAAGAAGGAAAGTTAAATGATTCAGATTCAGCACACGCATGTTTATATTAAATCTATGTCAACTGCCCACCCTCGTATTGAAGCTATTGAGTTGAACGGCAAGGTAATTGGTTACACAAGCGAAAATTGCGACTGGAATAAGTCAGAAAAGCCAATTTCTCTTATTTCGCCTGATGGTCAATGTCTCGGGGATTTCTGCTGCATTTCACACGCAGCCACACATATCGCGTCAAAAGAATTAGGGATTACGTTTGATGAAACGGAAGTGCTGAAAGATGGCATGCCTTTTGGCTCTGACTTTTTAGACGCGCTTGCATTTGCACTGGCTACTGGTGCGCTGAAAGGAAAAAGGCCGCACTAAGGCGGCCCGCTTCCCGGCTTTACATCCCGGCGATGCTGAGGTGGGCGACCAAACCCACCGACAGAGACATGACCAATAACCACTGTGAGGTGATTAATGATCACCTCCATTCTACACGGAATGAGGAAAAAAGTAATGAGTGAAGCAAAACCGTACTTTATTAACCTGAAGGCCAAAAAGCAAAGCGGCGAACCGCACGCTGTTTTCTGGGAAACCGCGAAAACTGAGTCCCGCGCCCTGCGCGATGCTGAGAACGCTCTGGAGGATGCTGAGAAAGACCCGGCCAACTATTTCAAAGCGGTCGTGACAAACTTCCCCGTCGTTAACGAACTTCCGCCGGAAGGCGAGATCAGCTTTACCTTCTGTGATTTTTACCAGCTCGCCAGTGACGGTATGACCTGGCAGCAAATCCCCGGCGTTACCCTGCCCGCTCACCCGGGCGAGAAGGTTGTTGAGGGTACCGACACCACTATCGTTGACGGCGTAGATACCTCAACTGGTGAGATTGTCGATGAGCAGGCTCTGAATGAAGCTGGCACCATTCCAGAAAGCAACCTGGATCTGAAAATCGACGTAGGTGACGACGAACACACGCGGTACCCAATCGTTCAGATGTCGTTCCGTAAGCAGCTGTTATCACAGCTTACGTCTGATGCGCTTCGTTATCATCTCACCCAGGATGAGTATCACGAAATTGCCCGGCTGGAGATGGATACGGATAACGGGTACGTCCAGAACCTGCTTCTGGCAGCCGCCAGCGTAGAAAAAATCCAGCAGTTGGACATTCCGTATTTGTGGAAATACACCAAAGCGGTACGAGACGTTTTCGATACGGAAAAACGCCACGAACTTTCACTGGTACTGAAGTTCACGCAGGTATGGGCTGGTACTTCACACCTTGATCGCGGTCTGCTGGTTAAAGAGTGGGTTAAAGGAAATCGTGTGAGCGAAATCAACCGCACCCCTTCCGGCGCGAACGCTGGCGGTGGCATTGCATCTGACCGACTCACCCCGCTGACAAAAACTGGCCGTGATTACGAAATCGCTCTGGGCCTGCTTGCTCGCGAATTTGAGTTCGATATTTATGCCCCGTCACTTGAAGTTGACGCGAAAGCAAACGCCATCATGAACCTCAACTGGTCTGGGGAAGGCGATGTTCTCGATGAGTACCTTGCCACCTGCAAAATGTTCGACGACATGCCTGGTGGAATGGACTATTCCCGCGCCTGCAATATTGCAACTGTCAAAACCACACCGAATGGACTCTGGAGAGATCACGCCAAACACCGCAAGCACCTCAACCGTGTCATGACGGAAACCGATCACGCCCACCCTGACGAACTGGTGGTTGATATCGCCTGTGGTCGTTCTTCATTGCCTATGCCAATGGCTGGTACCAATGATGCGGAACAGGCAACCAAAGAAGAAATTGATCGTCAGCTTGCCGCCGGGCGCGGTGAATTTGTTCCAGGCATCAGCGACCCTGATGACCCGAAATGGGTAAAAACCGCCTCAAATGATGGCGAAAAAACGGAAGTGGAGACAACCAGCAATGTGCAAGTACAAACGTCTGACAGTGATGAAGAACAGGCTGGTGATGCGCTGCCGCCAGGCGAAGGCGCTAACTGCGCTTGCCTGGAGACTTCCGTAACCAGCAACGCGGAAATCCTTGCTGCAGCTGCACCGCATCTGGCGGACCAGAATCAGACCGATGTAAACCAGAATGCCGATTCCGTCAGCCAAAACAGCGAATCTGTTAACCAGATCGAGCCAGAAATGGCCGAAACCACACCAGAAGCGACGCAGATCGAACCAGAACAGGAATGGCCTACCCGTTTCGAACCTGGCCGCTATGAGAACGTGCCGAACGAGGTTTACCACTCTGCTAACGGCATCAGTAGCACCATGCTGAAAGACGTCTTGATCAGCCCAATGTATTACCATGGCCGCCACATTGCCGGCACGATCCCACGCGAGCAAAACGACGCGATGCTGCGCGGTACCATCATCCACAGCTACGTGCTCGAACCTGAAAAATTTGAAGATGAATTCGCAGTGCCTGCTGAGATGCCTGGACATGTGGTTTCCACCACCGCCGATCTGGTTGCCATCATCAAGGAGTACAACGCCAGCCTGCCTGCGTTGATGACACCTGACGAACTGAAGGCATGGATCGAAGAGTACAACGCCACCCTCACCCCGCCACTATCGGTGTCTGCAGGTGCCGAGGAAACGGCAAGCCTCTACATGTCACTTCCTGAAGAATTCCAGCGTATCCCTGCTGACGGTAAACAGACAGCTGCAGCGCAGAAAGCCTGCATTAAAGAGTACAACGCCAGCCTGCCGCCACTTTTAAAAGTGAGCGGTACCCGCGAGCAGCTGCTTGAGCAAATTGCCACTGTTGATCCTGAATTCGCCGAATCAGAACGAGCCAAATTTGTTCCGTACAACATCAGTGGAACGAAAGACCAGTTGACGGAAGTTGTGCGCATCATCCGCCCGGACGTTGTTACGGCGGAAGACTGGCACCAACAGCAGGAAGATGCCAGCCAAGGTAAGACGATGATCGCCCTCGACATGTACGAACAGGCCAAACGCATCAGTGCGGCGCTGCAGGCGCACCCGAGCGCGAGCCGTCTGCTGAATCACCCGGCACGCCAGTCCGAGGTGAGTTATTTCGGTTTCGACGAAGATACCGGCCTTGAAGTCCGTGTTCGCCCTGACCTGGAAATTCAGCTGCCGCACGCACGTATCGGCGGCGACCTGAAAACCACGAGCCTGGGTTACGTGAAAAAGGACGAGCTGAAAGCCAGGCTGCACCGAGAAATTACCAGCCGCGGCTACCACCTTAGCGCCGCGATGTACTGCGACACAGCCAATCTGGATCAATTCTTCTGGATTTTTGTTAACCGTGACGAGGGCTACCACTGGATCGCCATTGTTGAGGCGTCTCCTGACCTGCTTGATCTCGGGCGTAAAGAATACCGGCTTGCTCTACGCACCATAAACGAGTGCATGGAGACCAACACCTGGCCTGCCCCCATCGTCGAAGACTATACCGACGAGCTGAACGACTTTGACCTGCGCCGCCTCGAAGCGCTGGGCGCGATGTAAGGAGACCAATAATGACGAATATCATCGAAACTCAGGACCTGGCTCCGGCCACTATCTCCGCCAGCAGCGCAATTTTCAGCGCTCCGATGCTCAGCCAGTTAACCGCGTTCGCCAACCTGATGGCTGACTCCCGCGTCTCGGTACCGGATCACCTGGCCGGAAAACCAGCGGATTGCATGGCGATTGTTATGCAGGCAATGCAATGGGGAATGAACCCCTACGCAGTCGCCCAGAAAACGCATCTGGTGAGCGGAAAACTCGGTTATGAGGCACAACTCGTTAACGCTGTTATCTCCAGCTCCACCGCCATTTCAGGCCGATTTCACTATAAATACGGCGGCGATTGGTCGCGCTGCACAACGTCGCGGGAAGTGACGGTTAAAAAGCGCGGAAATAAAGGCGAGTACACCACCACCGAACGTATCCGTGCTTGGACCGATGCAGATGAGATGGGCCTGTTTGTTCAGGTCGGCGCAGTTATCCGCGGCGAGAAAGAAATTACCTGGGGCGAACCGCTTTATCTGTCCAGTGTTGTGATCCGCAATTCCCCTCTCTGGGTATCCAACCCGAAACAGCAGATCGCATACCTGGCACTGAAGTATTGGGCACGGCTGTACACGCCTGACGTAATCCTGGGTGTGTACACGAAAGAGGAACTGGAGGGTCATCTTGAAAAAGAGATCAATCCGATGCCTGCAGCCGGGCACGTTGAAATCAGCGAGATGAATGAAAGCCCGACCGTTATCGCTGCTGAAGACGTCCAAACCTATGACGGGATGGAGCAATGGGTTACCGATTTCCGCCAGCGCATTGAGGATGCCGAAACCACCGAAGTAACAACCGAGCTGCGCCAGGAAGTCGAGTCCCAAAAGAACGCCATCGGCATCGACCTATACACCGAGCTGAAAGGCAAGGTTGTGCAGCGTCACCATCGCCTTAATGCCGTGACGCGCATCGAGAAGATGATCAACGAACTGCCTAACCCCGACCAGCCGGAAGCCGCGGAGAAGTTTATCGCCGTGGAGAACGCTATCAACGCGGTGAAAGTACACCTGGGTGATTTGTACGACGGGTACTGCGTAACCATGGCAGACATGAAACCGGAATACATCGGCGCATAACGGAGGCTGGCGGCCTTCCCGGCCGCCGGAATATGACTATGAGCATGAAAAATAACACTCACCAGAAAATTGCCAGCTATATCAGTGCGAATCCTGATTCATCGAATAATGATATCTGTGAAGCGTTGTTTATGGACCCCAGCGCAGTTTACCCGCACCTGAATGCGCTGTTTAGCGCGGGTGTTCTCACCCGGCGCCGTGACTGCAGGAAGTATCGCTACTCAGTCGTTCCGGGCATGTATATCGAATCCGATACCCCACGGATCCCCACGAAAAAACCAGTACACCGTGCCGAGGAAATCGAGTCCCTTGCGAACGAGTTGATCGAGCGCGGACTTCACCGCCGGGCCGCAACCGTCTTAACCGAAGCCATAGGGCTGGTTAAAACAGAACGCGAAGTTCAACGGGTTTCACGTCTTCGCACCCAATGCCTGATTACTGCCAAACGCCAGTACCAAGGAGCAGAAGCATGAAAAAAACAGTGAAAGTTTCCGATCTAACCGGGAGCGCTCTGGACTTTGCGGTCGACCGCGCGGTGAACGGTGCGAAGTACAGCGAGCAACTGTCGGTCATCCGTACCTCTGGTGATGCCTTCCGGCCCTCCTCCAGCTGGCGCGTGTGCGGCCCGCTGATGGAGAAATACCAGGTATTCATCGAACCACCTCACGACGTTCACAAGCTCAACTACCGCGAAGACGGCAAACCGAAGGGCTGTTGGGAAACCTTCGAATCCTGGCACGCGACAGTCAGCACGCGCGTGGCGGCCAAACCTGCAGTAATCGACCTATTCCCCTCTGGTGGCCCATTTCGCGGCGAGGGTGATACCCCGCAGCTGGCAATCTGCCGCGCCATCGCCTCGATGGGCGGCGACGAGATCGACATTCCGTTTGAACTGCTGAAAAGCAAAGGAGATGCAAAGTGAAAAATTTGCTTTTGCTCAAATGCATAAAAGACACCGAAGGCTGGTGGACTGAGGGCGAAATGTACCCAGCTCGTGTAGTTGCCGGTGGTTTTGTTCTGGTCGGTGACGATGAAGAACTGGATGGGGAGCAATGGAGCGCTGCACCGATAGATTATCGAGAAGATGGCTCTATCGCTTATCAGGTGGGGGGTATTGATGGCGAAGTTTTATTTGAGGAGACCGCCCAATGATCGACAGCTCCAAAGTATTGAATTATGACCCGGCTGATCCGGATCAGATGCAGCTTCCAAAGGGGGTTAGTTGCGGTAACTGCTTTCACATCCTGCGCTGTAAAGCCATTTTCGGCCATACCGAAACTGACACCTACTGCGACTGGTCACCATCGCGTTTCATCCCGGCTAAGACAGAAGGAGCCGCCCAATGAGCAACATCGACAAACAGGCGCTGCGTGAAGCGGCGGAAAAAGCCAGATCACCGCTGCAACGCTTATTCAGGTCGGTTATGGGGAGCGCCCCGGCCAGGCACCGCGCGTTCCTGGTCTCGGGAAACCTCTTGGTACCGTCGTAGCTGGCGGCGGAAAGCACGCTCTTGTCGCCGCGCATATGGTGAAGCACTACGGCGGGAATTATTCCGGCCCCGGCGCCGCACTGAACGAACCGGCTCACACCGTCACTGTGACTGACCACCACGCGCTTGTGACCTCTCATCTGGTCAAACTGCGCGGCACCTGCCGCGACGGACAGCGCACCGATGTGCCAGCGCCAACAGTAACCGCTGGCGGTCTGCACCTGGGCAACGTCGAAACAATGCTGGCGACCGATGATACCGATTATCCGCATGCAGCTGCAGTTCGTGATTTCCTGCGCGAATACCTGGGTGAAGAAGCAACCGAATTCGTTGATGTGGACGGTGTGATTTACCGGATCGTCGATATCGGCATGCGCATGCTGCAGCCACATGAGCTGTACCTGTGCCAGGGTTTCCCGAAATGGTACATCATCGACCGGGACTACCTCGGTAACCGCTACCCGAAAGACAAGCAGGTGGCCCGCTGCGGAAACGCTGTACCACCTCAGTTCGCCGAGGCGCTGGTGCGTGCGAACCTGCCGGAGATGTGCGTTGAACGTCAGGATCAGGCGGCATGAAAAAAGACACCTGTATGTTCTGCGGCGCGGCGGCAACCCTTCTCTGTGACGGTCTGATCGGCTGGGATGCTGATGAGGACGAAAACGGGATGATGCAAAAATGCAGGGGAATGTTCACCTGTGACGCACCTATGTGCCGCAGCTGCGCGACGTGGCATGGCAATCTGTTTTTTGAGGGTAAAGCGCGGGGAATGGACACAAAGGATCTGTGCCCTATCTGCCAGAAACTGCATGATATCAGGCAACCCATACGGGTCGCAGAGCACCGAAAGGACAGCGCTCTACCTGAACCCTGCCTGACAAAAGAGGAAGCTGCGCGGATCCGTGCGGCTCATTGGGCGGGATTTTCTAACGAATACACGAAAAGTGTGAAAGTGATTGAGGGAGGTGGGCAGCAAACCTTTGATTTCTGAGCTTGATTATTCTTGTTCAACCCCCGCCGCAGGTTTGCCGTTAAAGTTTGCGGCGGTTATGCAGAGACATGACCAAATGACCACGATTATTTTCAATGAAGAATGGATAGCTGAAGCAGGGCTCGCAAAGAAGACGGGTCTAACTGAAGGCCAGATTAAAAGTTATCGGATGAATTTATGGGTCGAGGGTGTTCACTTCAAGCACCTTACTGCCCGCGGTGAAACTGATAAATCCAATGGTTTGCTTTGGTACAACTATCCTAAAATTAACGAACTGGTGAGGGATGCGTAATGGATTTTCCGACGGGAGTCGAATTGCATAATGGAAAAATCAGGATCTCTTTCACCTATCGCGGCACTCGCTGCCGCGAAGTTCTTAAAGGCTGGACAGTCACCCAGAGCAACCTTCGCAAAGCCGGTAATCTTCGGGCGGTGATCGTTAGCGAAATTCACCTTGGGCAATTCGATTACGCTGCCAGATTTCCTGAATCAAAGGCGTTGGCTAAATTTTCAAGCACGAAACGCATCACCACTTTTAAAGAATTAGCTGACATTTTCAGAGAAACTAAAGCGCTCGATGTAGCAGCGTCCTCAATGAATTCAATTAATTCATCCATCAATACGTTATTACGTGTTGTCGGGGAAAATACTTATATTACCGATATAAAGCATGTAGATATTCTGAGCTATCGCAAAATATTACTTACTGGCGAAGTCATCAACCCAGGGAAGCCATATCTCAACAAAACCGGGCGGGCACCTTCGACGGTGAACCTTCTGATGAGTTTACTCTCTGAAATGCTGAAGCTGGCAATGCGGAGCCAATTCATTACCCACGAGCCCTATAAAGGGATAGCGCACCTTAAAGTTTCCAGGAAGCGTCCTGATCCGCTGGGTGTGGATGAGTACCAGCAGCTCATATCAGCAATGCCGGAAAAGCACCGGCTAATATGGATAGTTGCCGTTCATACCGGGTTACGGCACGGCGAACTATGCGCCCTTTCCTGGAGCGATGTAGATCTGGTGAAGGGTGAAATCCATGTGTCCAGAAACCTCACGGATAAAGGTCTCTTTGTTCCGCCCAAGACTGACTCTGGTATAAGGACAGTGACACTGCTTCAGCCAGCTCTTGAAGCTCTGAAAGAGCAATTTGCGGTAACAGGACATCTCGAAAAAAGGGAGATTTGCTTCCATCACCGCGAGCACGGCATGACGGAACGCCAGGATCTCCGTTTCGTGTTTGTTCCGCAAAATGCGAGGAAAAAGGGACACTTTTCAAAGTCGGCCATTTCTTACGGCTGGCGCCAGGGCATGGAAAAATCCGGTATCCGCGAGCGCCATCCCTATCAGTCGCGACACACCTACGCGTGCTGGACGCTGGCGGCCGGCGCTAACCCTTCTTTTATCGCGAGTCAGATGGGCCACGAGAACGCCAAGATGGTTTACGAGGTTTATTCGAGATGGATCAGCGATAACGACAATGACCAGGTGAACATGCTGAACGCAAGAATGCCGACGTCTTTGCCCCCAGATTGCCCCAAAGGTAGGTTTATGCTGAAAAAAGTTGTATAGTGATAGTTACTTACAAACTCATAACATATAAGGAGGCCAATTATGCTGTACTGTGAAATTTTCAATGTTTCACATACATTTGGTGATCGCACCAGCTCAAGCGTTATCGGTATCGTGCTGCGATAACTTCTGCTTGAGCGAAGACACCAACCCCTGAAATCCCTTCTCTCGGGCTTACTGAGTTATCGTCAGCGATGTTTGACGAGGCATAAACATGCCTGTAACTCTTGGGTAAGCAACAATGAGCACTTTACTCACTGCACAATCTTTACGCGTTGATACGGCGTTTGGCACGCTCTTCGACTCACTCTCCTTTACGCTGAAAAAAGGCGATCGCATTGGCCTGCTGGGCGACAACGGCTGCGGCAAAAGCACGCTGCTGAAGGTGCTGGACGGCACTGACTCCCCCGCCGCCGGCACGGTAGCGCTGGCCGGGCACTGCCTGATGGCGCGCGTGGAGCAACATCTTCCGGACGCCATTTTCCCGCTGACCATGCTGGATGCCGTGCTCGCACAGCTGCCTTTAGCCGAGCGCGATAGCCTGCGCTGGAAAGCCGAAACGCTGCTGGCAGGCATGGGCTTCACGCCTCAGGATATGGCGCTGCAATCCGCCACGCTGAGCGGCGGGCAGCACACCCGCCTGCTGCTGGCGCGGGCGCTGATTCACGACCCGGATCTGCTCCTGCTCGATGAACCCAGCAACCACCTTGATTTGCCGACCATGCTCTGGCTGGAACACTTTCTGCAGAACTGGTCAGGCAGCTTCGTGCTGGTCTCCCATGATCGACAGCTGCTGGATGCCGTAACCAACGGCAGCTGGATCCTGCGCGATAAAACGCTGCACTACTTCGCCCTTCCCTGCACGGCCGCCCGCAAGGCGCTTGAAGCAAAGGATGAAAGCGACGCGCAGCGCCACAAGGCGGAGCAAAAGGAGATTGACCGCGTGACCGCCAGCGCGAAGCGGCTGGCGACCTGGGGCAAGGTTTACGACAACGAAGACCTGGCCCGCAAAGCCAAACAGATGGAAAAACAGGTCGAACGGCTGAAGGAGAGCCAGACGGCGCTCACGGCAGGCAGCCAGTGGACGTTAACACTGCGCGGCGACGCGCTGCGGGCCGACCGTCTGCTGGAGATGGAAAACCTCAGCGTCCCGCCTGCGCCCGGGCTACCGCCGCTGTTTAACATCGAAATGGCGCGGCTAAAAAGCGGCGATCGCGTGGCGATTGTCGGTCGTAACGGCTGCGGCAAATCGTCGCTGATGAGGCTTATCTGGCAACAGTTTGCCGATGAGTCCGCAGAAAGCGGGTTGAAAATCCATCCGCGCGTGTCGCCAGGCTATTACGACCAGACGCTTAATCAGCTGCCGGATGACGCCACGCTGCTCGACGCGCTGGAGCCTTTTGCACCGGATCCGCAGAACCGCAAAATGGCGCTCATCAGCGCCGGGTTCCCGTGGTCCCGCCATGGGCAGAAAATCAGCACGCTCAGCGGCGGCGAACGCTCGCGCCTGCTGTTCGTGGGCCTGACGCTTGCCCGCTACAGCCTGCTGATGCTGGATGAGCCCACTAACCACCTGGACATGGAAGGCAAAGAGGCGCTGGCGCAAACCCTTCAACAGTTTGAAGGCGGCGTGCTGCTGGTCAGCCACGACCGTCAGTTAATTAGCCAAAGCTGCAACCGTTTCTGGCTGATTGAAGAGGGAAAGCTGAGCGAGTGGCACGATGCAGAAGCGGTGTTTGAGCGCCTGCGTGAAAGCGCGGGGCTGGCGACATCCACCGCGCCCGTCATCGATACTGCGGCGGTTCAACCCTCGCCGTATGACGATCTGCTCGAACGGCTGGTCGCGCTTGAAACGCTGCTGGAAGACGATCTGGCGCGTAAGCCGAAGCATCAAAAGCCGCATCTGCAGGCGCAATGGCGTAAAGAGATAGAGGAGATAGAGGCACAGCTGTAA